TCAATCTCTGCTTCATAAAAGCCGCCGCCCTCATCAGCGAGTCTTTGCCTCTTTTGCTTGACTTTGCGTGTGGGAAATTTGTTGGAGGTATGCATGCCTCCCTCCCACGGGACTAACTCACCAGCCTTCCAGCCGTCTTTCTTGAGGATACGAACAACCTTCTTTAAGTTTAAGGCATCCTCGGAATCAAACGGCATTGCCATGCGCATCTTGCCATCGAACAACTCATCAAATGAATAATCCATGACCGATGCATCGCGCATCCATCGTTGAATTTTATCCGCAGTGTCGCGTGAGATCTCGTTTAACACCTTAATTGTTTCGATTTTGTGCACGGCTTCGTCAATGATTTGCTCGGGTGACTTCGCCTCTCTCAGCAAATAGCGCTTGTACTGGCTATAGAACCTTTCCATAAAAAATAACCTCATAATACTCGAAGATACAATAAATAGTTGTTTTAAAACTATAAATACAAAAAAGGCCCACTTATTGTGGGCCCCTTCCATAGTCATCCTCGATCCTCACAACATCGTCCATATCCGGCGACGATACCTCGACAAGCGTACACCCATCGGAGGGTGCGGCAAAGCGATGCACCTGATGCGGCAAGATCTCCATAGACGATCCTGGCCTCATTATAATCTTCTCGATGTCAGGAGCAGATCCCAACTCTAGTACCAACACTCCATCCAGCACGTAAATACTCTCCATCTTTTGTTGATGGTATTGCCTAGAAAGTCTATGACCGGGCTCAATCCGGATAATCTTCCCAATGTACTTTTCATTAACAGCCCATCGGATTTCGTGCCCCCACGGTTTTTCTACTTTCATATTATCTCCAAAAAAGTTGTATGCCAACGATTAAAAACGACAACAAAACACAAATAAAAGTTTTCGGCACAAACATGCTTTCGCCCATAAAGTACCAAGTTAGCAACGGGAACGTTAAATATGACATTCCAAAAATCAATAGTCGGGGGCCCCACAACTCGTTCATTTCGCCAACCACCATTCTTACACCATACCAAAAGCAAAAGCTAGCTGGGACTGCAAAAATAAAAATAGCAGGCACGGGCTTATCCTTCCACCATTCCCAAACAAATTGAGAATTTAGCTGGAACCAAACCAAAGACTGGCCTATAATAAACAACAGGCAGCCAAAAACAATATTAGGCATAACTACTTACCAAATAACTTGAACGGCTTTTTGAGGCATATGCGTACCAGTGCTGTGATCTCCACGCACCAAAGCTACGATAACTTTGTTGGGCAGTGCTGTTGTTGCCTGCTGGTATGCGATCTTGCTATCGTGCGACAAGCCCGATAGAACATGGCATGTGGCGCATTCAAGCGCCGGATCAATCAATATTACTGTCCAAGGCATGTGTTTCATCCCCTTCCTCGTTATTGGGGTTTAAGTAAGTATGCAAATCATCAAAGCCGCCAATCAAACTTTCGACAGACCCATCGAGCAGTTGGCGTTCCACAACAATCGGCACAGTTGGCCACTCGTATTTTTCCGTAAGCGTGGTGCGCATCTCACCAGAGGCTTGAGAGAAAATATAGTTAATATTTCTCTCCTCCAGCAAAGAAATTGCGCGCACACAATACGGGCATGAAACTATGCCATGCACAATAAAATATCTACCCTTCATTTTTATCCCTTTAAGAGCTGTCTTTGAGCCTGCAGGCGTTCCTCAACAACTGCAGGAGTTCCCACAACCGTGATGTCAATCCCAGATTGCCCACGATTTAAGTGAATCATGGTAAAGCCTTGACGCTCATCAAGCCCTGCTGGCATACAACCCTCATTTAGTTTTTTCATTGCAGATTCATCCTCACGAATGCATACCACGTGCTGTGGATTGATAAAAACCTCACGCAGCGTAAACATGACCGAGTGGCCGGCCTGAATGCCTGTGAACCTATTGTTTTCCTTAACTTCAATAAACTTAACCATTAGCCCTCTTTTGTCTCTGTCGGAAACACATCTTTATTATTGATAAGCCAGTGTTCACCATCAAAAAAAACCTTAGAACACGACCAAGCATCGGCACAATCCGCCTCAGTCACAACAACGTATTTTGGAGTACTCACATACGTGTACCTATATGTTGAGCCGGCCGGGTTAGTCATCCATAATTTAGCGCTTGATGGTACCCAAGCTAGCTGTCCGTCACTAAGCACTCTCGTCCTCCGATGTCTCGGCGGCCGATTCGGCGACCTCTGGTAGTACGACTTCCTCATCGAGTGTCTGCTGTACATCCTCTAATATTGCGGCTGCATGTTGTAGCTGCTCGGCATTTTCTTTAACCGATTCGCCAACTTCATTAAGTCTCTCCATAGTTTCCTCTGGGTTTGTTTTCGCCTGATAGTATCCGGCATAAATTGACATCAAATCATTTAAACGACGATCAATGTCTGTAAGCTTGGCTCGTACGGTTTCCACAGAACCAGCAATATGTTGTGCGTGTGCGATTGAGTCGCCATCCCTAAGATACTGCTCTTGATCAAGAGCGACCTCGGAAACGTTAATGAGTCGCTGTGACACCTCTCTAAGCAGCCCGTTGACTACTTCTGGAATCTCATCCAACTCAACCGAATAACAAATATTAACTCGCATTTTTACCTCCTTGTATTATAGTAACAAATTGTGTGTTAATTGTCAATAGTTTTTATTATATTTTTTTAAATATCTTTCTTCAATGATAAGCGGGGCCCCTTGACCAACTGGCACCACCATGTAACGCTTTCCGCCGGCGGCAGAGGATACAATGGGGGCGGCGCGTTCTTTAACAACCAGCAAAGGTGTAGATTCTAATTCAAAAAGTGACAGCTTAGAAATTGCCGGCTTTCTAAGTGAAACCAGCGTGCCTTTATTAAACTTGCAGGGACTGTCGTGCTCCTTTAATACGCGTTGAGCATACTTGTTATTAACAAGCCTATCATACTGATCGCCCGAAGGGATGTAATCTTTATGATTTAGAATACGAAACGAAAGGTCGTTAAAATAGGGAGGGTTATCAATATAGTACTGCGCACAAACTTTAGCTTTTTCGAACTTAGCGGCACTCCACTGGGCGGCCGGTGGGTGTTCAATGTTGTCTGATGTTTTCATAGAGCCTCCGCCATAAGTTAGTTCTATCTTTCTCAATGCTGTAGCTTGCTGTTCGGTGATTTCTTTTGCACGGGCCCATGATCGTAAAGACAAAACAAACTGTCTGGCGTATGGACTCAAGTCACGCGCCAATAGGTGTTCAATTAATTCAATGTCTTCGCGGTTGTTCTCCATAACTCATTGTGCCGTAATTGTATCCCATATTTGCTTGATAGCCAAGGCCACCACCGTTGAAAGCACTAGCCACTGTACTTTTGCTGTCGATGTGCGCCACTGTTCAAGGGCGCGCAATCTTGCATAAAGGCCCTCATCTGGGTTGTAGACTGCTTCTCTGATTTTAGAAATATCTTCTTCAATCTTTGAAATATCTTCAGCCATCTGATTTTGTTTTTGGCTTAAAAGCTCAATGCCAGACAAAAGCCTCTCAAGCTTGCCATTAAGTTCAATCAGGGTATCTGTGTGGTTAACATCTTGCATCTTATATTAAGTAGTAAATTAAGTACTATTTAGTTTGAATAATGGCATAATTGGTAGTGATCAGGGTACTGGCGACCGATACGGCATTCCGTAGCGCACATTTGGTAACTTTTGCAGGGTCAATAATGCCAGCCTGAATCATATCGCACTCTTCGCCAGTTGCAAAATTATAACCATTGGAAAGTTCCATTGCTTCAGCGGCACTCTGAATGATATCCGGTGACTTACCGGCGTTGATGGCCATCTGTCTAAGCGGTTCACACACAGCCTTTCTAAGCAACTCGACACCAAGCGCTTGTTCGTCGTTGTCGGTCGTAACATTTAACTGTTGCGCACACCTAATGAGAGCCATGCCGCCGCCGGGCACAATGCCCTCAAGCCTAGCTGATCGGACGGCCTCTAGTGCATCCTCGATTCGGTGCTTCTTTTCAATCATTTCGACCTCAGTAGATGCGCCGACACGGATAATAGCAATCCCAGACGCGAGCCTCGTTATTCTATCCTGTATCCTCTCACACTCATAAATAGACTCGGTATTCTCAAACTCAGCTTTAAGCTGTTCGATGCGCCTCTCAACGTTCTCATAGTCGTTGTTGCCGCCCACGATTGTAGTGTGACTCTTCGTTATCTCAACACCGTTGCATTGGCCCAAGTGTTCCAGCTTGACATCTTGGAGCCTAATATCATTCTCTCTCGTAATAAAGGTCGCACCAGTTGTTAGCGCCAAGTCTCTCAAAACGTTTCGACGTTCTTCGCCGTATCTGGGGGCTTTGATGGCTGCGACTTTCAGACTACCGCGCATTGAGTTCATGATAAGCGCGGCTAGTGCCTGACCTTCAACGTCTTCAGCAACAATAACTAGCGGCCGGGCCTCTCTTGCAACAACCTCAAGGACTGGTAACATTTCTTCGACGGCAGATATCGTTCCATCGGCGACGAGCAGATAGGCGCGTTCATAGTTAACAGTGCCCCTTCTCTCATCGGTGATAAAAGATGGAGACAAATAGCCCGACTCGACCTGAAATCCTTCAGCGATATCCAAGCTCGTCTCCAGTGCCCGAGCCTCTTCGACTGTGATCGCGCCATCCTTGCCAACACTATCAACGGCCATGGCAACCAATTTACCAATTGTGAGGTCACCATTAGCAGAGATTGTTGCAACGTGTTCGATGTCAGAAGCGCTAGCAATGGGCCTAGATAGATCATCGATCTTTTGCAGCATCTGTTCCAAGCCCTTATCCATTCCTCGCTTAAGCTCAACCGGGCTGGCGCCGGCAGTCAGGTAAGCCTGTGCGCGGACCAGCAGTGCTCTGGCCAGAACCGTCGCAGTTGTTGTGCCATCGCCGGCGACGTTGTTTGTCTCAATCGATGCCTGTTTAATAATTTCAGCGCCAGCATTTTGCATTGGGTCGTCAAGTTCGACAAACTTAGCAACTGTGACGCCATCTTTTGTAATAATAGGGTTGTGGCCCTGTGCTTGTAAGATTACGTTTCGACCTTTTGGGCCCAAGGTGGAGGCAACGTTGTCAGCCAAAATATTGGCGCCCTCCAAAATCTTCTGACTCAAGGATGTGCCAGAATCATATTTTCTTGTCAATTAACACCTCTCGTTATTTATTCTTTGGCTGCCATAGCCTGTTGTTGTTCTAAGTCTTTAGCTGCGTATTCTTCTGCGCCGGCCTTCAGCGTTCCTGCAGTCTCTGCTGCAGCGAGTGCTTGCGGTTTATCACCTGCAACAAAATATGCGTTGATCTGTTGTGATAGCGTTTGAACCTGAGCGAACATATCGAAAATCTTCTGATTAAGAACATCGGCATAATGTTGAGCCAATTCTGTAACGGCTTGTTTACCAACATAAATGATGCCCACATACCCAAATCCGTCCTTATCATAACCCCTTTCTTTATAATAGCTCGCACTAATAACAAATTGTGTTTCGCCGGCAGCACCAGTGTAGCCGGACGTAAGGGCGATTAACTGCCAAAACTTTTCGGGGCTTTCTTGTAAAGCTGCCCGTAGGAGCTTAACTGATTCGGAGTATGTTCTATATCCCTCATGGCCTATTTGACCAACCTTTTTGAGTCGAGAATCACCGGAAGTGAGTGCGACCGAGCGCTTGCTTACCCTTTCGCCAGTTTCCTTCCAGACGAGATCGAGTTTTTTGCCGGCTTCGTCGCGAGGTCTTAGTTCAAGTTGCGGAGCCAACTCTTTAATGTAAGATGCGTCATAATTTTTGACCAAATAGTTATATACATTATTGCGCTGATCTGCCATTAGTTTAGCCACTTGTTCGTCTGGTAAGAATGCTGTGTCTTGCTCTTCCTCTGTTTCCCCAGTCATAGTCGGAGAATTCTCCAAATCTTGCGGTAGGAGTATAAGTGATACGTTGTGCTTGTGGCTCATAAGTGATTCAAAGAAAGTTTGCGCAGAAAAGTCAAACTGGAAAAATCGAATATGCTCTTTACCTTCTAATTTTTGGCCGGCTTCTTTTTCGCGAAACGATTTAAGAGCAACAACATACGTCATCCTGCCTTCGGCGCCTGCCTGCGCAACATATTGGCCACTGCCTTTTTTCTGTTTAAAGCCGCCTGGATCAATAAAATGGTCGACCAAATCCCTGTAACTGCCGTGAACATCGCCCGGCTTTTCAGTTAATAGCTTCAAACTAATTGGATTATCGTCTTTGTCAATAAGATCTTGAATCCCCGCTGTTCCTGCTGGTACTTGCTCGCCAGACAAGAGAGCCGAGAGAAAACCTTCAAATGTAAACCCGGCTGCAGAAGCATTAAAGTGTACCATGATATTTGTAAGAGTATCAAGCAAAACAATGTTCGTTAGGATCTCAGATATATCATCAGTTTGTGGTGGATCTTCAAGGAAATTGTTAATAAGCTTTATTTTCTCGGTAAGCGTTGTGCCATGTTTGACAAGTCGACCAAGCAAGTTTTGGATGATTTCTCTATCCTGTGATCCTTCCTTCCCCCACATTTTTTCAGAAATGCGAATAACAGGCATAGTAACGGTAAGCTGTTTCTCATCCGTCTCAGTTTCGACGGGAGAACCTTTAGCCTCAACGAGTGCGCTTCCGGGTGCGCGATCCATAATCTCACTGACTAACTCAATGATATCATAAACCGTATATTTCTCTGGCCCTTGGGACTGAGGCGTGAAGTAGTTTTCAAGTAATTTATTCAAATCAGACATTGTAGTACAAATAATTAGTTAATTAATCTTGTTTCATCTAAGAAAGTTCTGCTAGCAGAGTAGGTAAGTCTAGGCCGGCGCAATCAATCTTGCCTCTGGTAAAATTATAATGATTACAGAAACCCTTATATTTACCGCGAGTACAGTCTTTGTGCACGCCCGTTTCAATATATCCTGTTTTCGAGTTTTTGGGATACGCTAGCGGAATATCCAAACCTTTATGTATAGCATACCATAAAGCTTGAAGAGCTTTAACCTGTACAGGGTAAAAATCCAAAAATGGTTCTAACTTTCTTCCATGAACCCATGCATGTTCTTGCAGCGGCCTTTCTCCAAAGCCGTTCCTTTTATACCAATCCTGATACTTAGTGTAATATGCATTGCTTATTTCAACGCCAACACCTTTCTTGTTGCCGTGTGTGTGGCCGGCGTGCCAAGCGCCGTGCTGAGTGTCGAGCATTTGGTAAATTGTGCCATCATTGTCAATCAGAAAATGGACAGAGATACCTCTTCTGTTCAACACTTTCGCACATGATTCCGAAGAAAGACACACATCCCAATGATTAACAAACATTGTAGGCTTCCTGTCTTCCTTGCCGGCATAATTATAATAGCTGTCGGCGTCGGCCTTAAAGCCGCCCTTTTCGTCCCACAGTACTACATCTTGCCAATCAATCTCGATAAAGCTTCCGTTGTGCACAATGTATTTTTGATCATCGCAGCGATTTGAAATCCTTTGGTATCCAGAGGCGGAGACCGAAGGTTTATAATTTGAGATCTCGGCTTCTCGCTCAGTCCAAATTCTTCTGAAGGTCATTGGGCCTACGAGTCCATCATCTTCGATGCCGTGGGACTGTTGCCACTCTTTAACAGTCTCGACTAATTCCTCATCATTGTATCGTCTGCCGAACCATGAGGGCTTCCATCCGAGCTTTTCAGCGGAAGATTGATTGTAGAATGCCTTATCCATCACACAACCTCGTCTGCGATTCCATATTGTACGGCTTCCTCGGCAGTCAGATAGATATTAACCTTTTTATCAATTAGCTTTTTCCAGAATCTTTTAGTCATATCAGTTTCGCTGGCTAGCGCACTAATGTACTGCTCTTGCATCCACCTTATCTCATCCATTTCATTTTCTAGGTTATGCAGTGTACCTACGTGGCCACCCAACACAGCATGAATCATAACCCTGCAGTTTTTTCCAATCTTACGCGAACCCTTTGTGCCGGCTGCGAGGAGTAGTACGCCAGCAGACATAACCTTTCCTAAACCAACTGTTGTTATTTCGCAATCTTCTCTGGCCAGCCGCATGATGTCATACATTGTGAACATATCATGTGCAGAGCCTCCCGTGGTTGAGATAACAAATTCAATAGGATCGTTGATCGCAGTATCGAGCCCTTGGGTGATACCAGAATTTCTTAGCAACAGAAAAGCTGCGACTAGCTCTGCTACCTTTTCCTCATCAATCTCGCCACACAGGCCAATTGTCCGTAAATCTGGTGCAATATTTGTAATTGCCTCACCGACATCGCCGATCTCTTCGTCACCCTCTTCAATATCACCACTTGCATGCAATTGCATTACTGCTCCATTAGTCGTTTTTGGTATAATTAATTTTTAGTTGTTCTGTTAAATAGCGCATGGCTGTCTGCCAATCATGGTACTTAAGCGTTCTTTTGAACCTAACTGGGTAGTTGGAGACGACGTTTTTAATTGCCGCCCTCTTCCACGTGCTGAACGAGTGTTCTGCTAGGTTGGCCTGAATAATAATCTCATTTCGCCTGTCGGAAGACAAGGCAGTCTCCAATGACTGCTTATTCAACTCTTTCATATAGGAATAATCTTCCGCGGCTGAGCCAATAAGCATCAAACAATCAAGTTCGGCCTGCTTAAAGATTAAATAAGATCTGGATAGCGATGCTACCCTACCAATTATATCGGACACTATAAACCCAACCAAGAACCATATGGCACTTGTCATACTAACCTCTTTTTAAATTATGCTACAGTCTTAATGTAGCACTATTAGCGCTTTCTGTTAAGAAGTTTTGCAGCGACACGGCGTGTTACGCGCTCTAATAGGTCATCGGTGATGCCCTCTTGAAGCGGCAAGCCCGCTGAGGCGCCACCCATATGTGTGCGGGAAGCTTTAGCTGCGCCTCCGCCCATGTGGTGTTGACCTGCGCTAGACTGACGATTGTCATCCTTCTCAAAGTCTCGGTTAGAATTTGTTCCCTGACCAATAAGCTCATTTTCGTTGGCACCGGAAGGCATGTGCGTACCCTCAGCCATTGGGCCCGGGGGCGGGGGTCCGCCGGCTCCGCCGGAAAGTGCACGTACTAGAGCCATCAAGGGACCCATAGCCTCGGGGGGAATTGGTGGTAGGCCACCGCCTGCACCGGGAGGGCCGGGAGGCAACGGTCCTGGGCCTGCGCCCATAGGGGGTGCGCCCATAGGGGGTCCGCCTGCTCCGGGCGGGGGTCCGCCGGGGCCAGGGGGCATTCCCTGTTCAGAAAGAAGTCGTTGTAGCTGCGCTCTCACCCATCTCCGAGTTTCCAACATTGGCTCGTCATCTAGCCCAGCTTCTGGGCCGGCGTCGGCCATAGGTACTTCTAGCTCATCTCCTACTTCTTCGGGGCCGCCTAGGTCGCCTTCCACATCTTCGTCACTTTCAGCTGTTACAACAACTCCAGTGACTTGTGTAATGGTTTTCGCGATCTCGCCGACAAGCTCCTCTACAGTAGCCTCGTCAGCGGCGGAATCGCCTGCCATACCCATGTCGGCGCCCATATCTGGGCCGACGGGGTCGGCGCCTTCGTCTTCAAACCCCTCAGGGGCTCCCATCATATCCTCTTCCTGCTCGCTAATTATGCCGGCTGCTTGGCCGCGTCCAATATACCCAGCAGCGAGCGGCTGCTGATTCGCTAGCGTCATGAAGCGGCGAATTTGGGATTCGGATAAAAGTGTTTTTTTGCTCATCGAGTAAATCTCCTAGTAAGTGATGACTTGCTGAAATAAATAGTCCTTTAAAACTTAAAGGGCCGTAAATCAATCAAAAATGTTAATAATCTTTTTTTGTAGTTTCTTTAAAGCCGATTTTTCAATCTGCTGTATGCGGACAAAGGAGAGTTTTTCTCTTTCGGCCACTTCGCGTAATGTTAATGAACCGTGTTTATCTACAGTAATTAGTGTGCAATTTAAATCTTCCTCATATTCAACCCACATTCTGCAGCCTTTAACTGGGCACGAAGTGTCTAAACGAATACAGGCAGCTTGGCACGTCTCTTGTGTTTGCTTGTTTTCAGACATTATGGCTCCAAGCGTGATTGCTCAATTAAATCAAATATACTCTCAATATCATTCTCATCTAAGCCAAATTTCGAAATATTTGCCCTTGCCAATTGTTCCTCCTTTTCTAACAGGTGCCGCTTGCCGCGGCTTCGGTGACTATTGCTCTCTGCTCTATATTGAGAAAACCAGTTTAAAAAATCTTCGTGCTCATTTAAATAAGCCGCGATCACACCATTGAAGAACTGTACTTGCGACATGTCATCTCTGTGAAGCTTTATTTTAAACTCGGCCTTCAACTTCTCCTCGGTCATAAACACGACCTTTTGTTCGCTTGGCACTACACACCCCCTCGACGCATGATGTGCGTGCTGCTCTCTATTGCGCCTGACGGAGTTTGGCCAATAAACTTAGCCTTTGCATGCAACTCCCCAATATTGCGGGATCCGGAATATGAAAACCCGCTGCGAATTCCAGTCTCGATGCCCTCGATGACCATTGCAACAGGGCCCTTGTGTGGTACCATTGATGATATACCCTCAATAGATGACGTAGAGCCCCGCCATTCAATTTGAGCCTCCTTGCTAGCCATTCCTCGATAAGCCTTGAACGTGTTTCGCTCCTTATCGTAAATAATCCCACCGGGAGTTTCAGTTGTGCCAGCCAAAAGAGAGCCAACCATTGCAAAATCTGCGCCGGCTGCCAGAATCTTAACAATGTCGCCACTGTTTTTAATCCCCCCATCGGCAATTAGCTTTGCATCCCTATCTGTCTGCGAACAATCCATTACCGATTGTAGGGTAGATACACCGTGTCCCGTTTGAATACGGGTTGAACAGATGGACCCTCCTCCAATTCCAACACGTACGGAGTCGGCACCCCAGTCGGCCAAATCATTGAAACCCTGTAGGGTCGCAACGTTACCAGCCATGATGTGAAAGCTGTCGCCATACGCATCTCTAATACCCTTAAGGGCGGCTTCCATTAAAACGTGGTGACCATGAGCAATGTCAACACAAATAAGCTTAATGCCCATTTTGGCCGCCAACTTAATGCGCATCATATAATCGCCAGTAACGCCGACGGCTAGTCCCATATTACAGTTAGGTCTGGCCTCAAGAACCGATAGTGCCGTACTAGCCTGATCAGCAGGAGTGTTGTATCGATGCAGGATGCCTATGCACCCAACCTCATCTAGAGCTTTGAGCATGGCTGGGCCAGTGATCGTATCCATGGGACTAGCGATGACTGGTATCCGGAGCTTCGCATCTCCTATATTGTTGCCTATGTCGATCTCGCTCCTGCTTATAATTGTTGAATGTTGTGGCACCAGCAGCACATCGTCGCAGCTTAATCCATTCTTCATTTCTCAGCCCTCTCCTTTAGTTCTTTAATGGTGTTCTCAATAATTTTTTGGGCGCCGGTCCAGCAATCCGGACAATATAAATTAACAGTACCTTCGCTCTTTCGCACAACAACGTTCCAACTAGATACCATTTCTTTGTCAGTCTTGTCAAAGGAGCCTTGGCATGCCAGACACTTATCGGGCAACTTATCAAATAGCGCTATCTTTTCGGCCATATCTTTGTTGCCCTGCTTGCGCTCAAGTTTTGCTACTGCTCTACGCTGCTTACGATTCACGATCTCTCCATGGAGCAGGCGACGGGGGCGCCCCAGATGGGGCCGGCGCCCTCAAACACGACAACCGCCGAAGGAAATGGAGCAGAATTAGTGCTGTGACCAAACTTTAACCTACCTTTAATAAAATGAATCTCTTTCGCTTTCATCACATACTTGTGCCAGTACTTGGTATCAGTTCGTGCCGGGATCAGCATCACCACTCTGGTTGATTCATTCATAGATTCATTATACGCTTTCTCGATCCATTTGTCAATACCTTTTCCATAAGGAGGGTTAACAAATACTTTATGTCCTGACCAATCTTTTGACAGCCCATCTTCAGCTTCCGTATAGAAATTAGCACATTTGGTGTTGTGTACGGTGGCGCAGGGATCAAGGTCAAACGGGCCAAAACGCCAGTTGAGCTTATCAAAAAAATCTTGCGGGGTCGACCACTCTCCAGTTTTGCTAGAGAATAATACTTGTTGTGTTGCTTTGTTCATTATGCTTTTTTCCTTTTTTTGGCGCGGCGCGCCTTTCGTTTAGTAGAGTAGCAAGATCTACAGAGATATTCTAAACCATCAGGGTTTCTGCTGCTTTTGTTATAACTTGAAACATCTTTAGTTTCTAAACACTCTATACACTTCTTGTTGCTTTTAAAAGCGGTGAAAGTGCCGGCTTGGTTATAAAGTGGTTTGCCGTTGTAAATGTATTCGTGAATTAGCCTTTGTTCGTGAGCGCGTAGAATAGTTGAAGACGTGTCGCAGGGATACTCTTGTATAATCTCGTACACTATGGCGTCAGGGCCGTGTTTGTTGTATTCTTGTTGAAGTTCAATGTTTTTGTGTTCGTTCTTGGCCAATTCGCGCTTATGATCTGTAATTCTTGAAGTAAGGCCTGTTGTTTGGCCAATATAAGACCTTCCAGTGGTCTTGTTAAAGATGCGATATACAGCTGCGGGCGCGTTTCGCCAATTTCGTGCATGAAGTTCTGCAATATACTCTTTGTTCTGTTCCCTGTACTGCTTGTTGTACTCACTCACATGTTCTTTGTTTTTACGGTTCCACTCTTTTACTCGCTCTCGATGATATTCTATGTTCTTGTAATAATATTTCTTATACTTTTTGCTGTTGCAAGCCTTGCACTTATAGCTATAGCCATCACGGGTAGCCCTGTCCTTGCAGTACTCTGATGTTGGCATTGATTGCTTGCAACCAGTGCACTCTTTTATCCCATTAACAGCCGCAGGCATTATTCGCCCGTGCTTCCAAGGGCCCCATCACCTCTATCGCTGATTGTGATTGGATACCAATTATATAAATTGTCTTGGGTGGTCTCAACGGCCCTGAAATGTACGACAGGCACCATTACCACCTGTGCGATCTTAGTTCCGGGCAGGATGTGTTGCTCTTCGGCGCCGACGTTATGAAGGTTAATAAACACCTCGCCATCATAGCCGGAGTCGATGACACACGCTCCTACCAACAGCCCGCGCTTTGCAGCAACGCCCGAACGATTCTTTACCTCCAGCATATACCCGTGCGGTACACCAAACTTGAGGCCGGTTGGGAGAACCATGCTTTGCCCGGGTTTAATCGTAGCCATCATCTCGGATGGATCTTCTGGACTAAAGTATACGTCCAGGCCAGCATCGCTCGGGTTTGCCCTTGTTGGGGGTGTGGCGCTACCTCTTACTCTATAATATTCTAATAACATTATTTCTTCTTCTTCTTATTGTTTTTTGGCTTCACGTAGTCAGGGTGCCATACCTTAATTTTGAATCGTGAGCCTCCCGGGCCACAGCGACGGATCTTAACAAGCAGCTGCTCATCGTACCCAGAGCCCTGTCGATATGATTCCGCAAAGGCCATGGCTGCGGCGTATGTTTCAAGAATTTTAACTTGCTTCCACGCTTTGTTTTGTTTATTGTTTGTGTCCATTTGTTCTCCTTTGTTATCCCAATAGTTTGAAATTATACCTTAATGATCTAGTAGAGAATCCCCACTGCGGATCATAGTCGAGCCTCGCCATATAGGGGCGATTAATGTGAACGATGTCTCTATCTGGGCGTACGCCCCAGCACCTAATACTAACTGTCGTACTCGAATCGTCGATGACTTCCACGATCCAATAGTCCTTGCCGTTCTTTGTTTTGCGAGGTACAATTTTTCTAGGTATAAACCAAGCCACTTGAAGCTCTGAATCAAATTCCGAAATTGGCGGGATGTATCGCTCCTGCAGCTTCTCACGCGTACGTTCACTGATGCATAAGTCCAAAGGAAACAAGCCCGTGAGATCGACCAGATACTCAATCTTTTCTTCTTCGGAAAAGTCGCCTTCTGGCGTGTAAAGCTCAATATTCGCATCGAGATTCTTGAGCTTGCGTGGGCGGTCAACTGCGATAGCTGACCAAAAATGTTTCAAGCCTGTAAACCTTTCGTCGACGAGAGTATCAAGGGTGCCGCTGCGTACCAACACATCAAGGGCCTTTTTGTTTAGTTTACTATATGTTATGCCCTCGTTGAACAGGAAATCCTCAATTGCGTGAAAAGGTCTATTATTTACGATCTGCTCAATCGCAGTTGCACCCAAGCCCTTGATAGAAGTCAGCGGCTGAATCAGGGTTTTACCATCTTTGCTAATCTCCCACACGTTCCCGGAAGTGTTGATATCTAAAGAGCGTATCTGATACCCCATCCCCTTAGCCGTGTTGATTGCCCTTTCCTTTCGACGTTCCGGCTCTTTGTCAAGGAACGCAGCTAACCACTCTGGAGTATAGTGGTGGCAAAGCCATGCGCACTGGTAGCTCAAGACAGAATATGAGACT